TATTTTAAAAAAATTATGTCTTGACGTTGTTTGAGAAGACGAGTTTTTTGAGACCGGCTCGGACTTATATGACGAAGTGCGCGGTAATACTATAATCGCGCACTTTTTTTTAAGCATCAACTAATTCAATTCTATTAAAGAATTTCACATAATACGTCATTCGAACTTGCCATAAGAGATTAACATTCGCATGAACAGGTAGAGTATCTACTCCACGAATATGCCAGAAGCATTCAAGTTCAGGGTTTTCATCGGTTTCGGCTGAGAAGAGAACATCACCACCAGTTTGACGACCGAATATTTTACGAGGTGTCATGTACTTTGTAATTACGACACGAGGATTACCTCCAGTAGAGGGACTGACGTAGCGGTTTGTAGCATACTTTGTAGTAGCTGCTGTGGTATACTGTGTCATAATGGCTTGAACATTGCTCGGATACACACAAAAATTAAAACCGACACTTTGATGGTTATTAATCGCGATAACGGAGATACGATTTCCCATCACTTGGTACTTAGAGTACATGGTTCCCCATTGGTCAAATCCTACAGGCTGCGTAGTCGTTGCTAAGACAGTAGGATCAAATGAGGAGTTCATACGCAACGACAAAAAGGGTGTTGTCGAATCATCAATGAATTGCTGTGATTGCCAGAGCAATTTAACCATCACAGCATCTGTGTTAGTTTTACCCATGCGCCGAATAGATATTTTCGAATTTCGACGGCGTCGACGACGGCGGAAGGTACGTTTCTTCCTTTTGTAACGAGGTCTTCTTTTTCTGCGACGTCTGTAGTTAAAAGGCATGTTAGTCTATGACGAGGGTTGAAACCTTAGTTCTAGTAACACCTAGAGGGGGACCACGGCTGAGCGAGATAACGGGCCTTCGGCCCTACTAGGCTGATTGCATTACCCTGCGGGGCCAGGCTATACTAGTCCTAAAAACTAAGACAATGGCCGAAGCACTTGAAGTAGCCGTATTGAGTAAGAAGCAAGCTAGAAACTTTTGTTTTACTGACTTTGAACTGTTAGAGTGGGAACAGTTTCAGTTAACGTACAAAGACGTTGTACGCTATGTTGGAGTTGGACGTGAGATTTGTCCTAAGACAAAAATGCCTCACTATCAGGGATGGATCCAATTTGTATCACCAAAGACATGGAGGAATGCTAAGGCATGGGTGGCAACCATGTCTAACAAGGTGCATTTGGAGATATGCAAAGGGAGTGTGGAGGCAAATGAGGTCTATTGTAGGAAAGATGGGGCATTCGCATCTTGGGGTGCATTCAAAGTGCAAGGTCAACGCACTGAATGGGAAGATGTGAAGAAGACACTGGATGAAGGTGGCACCATGTGGGATGTGGCACAGGATCACTTCAGGGAATTCATGAAATATCCCAAAGCATTGGTCTTGTACAAGAGCATGCGAGATGCTAGAATGAATAGACCATGGAGGCAATGTGTGGTGACATTGATTCATGGACCTACTGGTACTGGGAAGACCAGGATGGCCATCAGAGAGGCTAAGGCAGAAGATGGGGGTTGGTATATGATGCATGGAGCAGGCATGCGGTGGTGGGATGGCTACACTGGGCAACTCAACTTGGTGATTGACGAATATGCCAATCAGGTGAAGATCACCACTCTCTTGGGTTTGTTGGATGGACATCCAAAAAGATTGGAAGTGAAAGGAACTTTCACTCATGCAAATTGGTTGAAGGTGTGGATCACCACTAATTTGGAATGGGATGACATCCATCCTAAAGCGGATTGGAGACACAGAGAGGCCTTGGACAGGCGAATCACCAGAAAAGTGAATATGGACCGACCTGCGCTTTTGCGTCAAGATGTTGTTATGGACCAAGTCAATATTTGATTGGGATCCATTACTGTTAAATATTTTAAAAAAATTATGTCTTGACGTTGTTTGAGAAGACGAGTTTTTTGAGACCGGCTCGGACTTATATGACGAAGTGCGCGGTAATACTATAATCGCGCACTTTTTTTTAAGCATCAACTAATTCAATTCTATTAAAGAATT